CTATTTCTGGTTGCACCACTTCTGTAGTTTTTTTACCATGGCGGATGGGCTGCTTACTGTGCCGTCGATCGGCGTGCCGAGTTTTTTCTGCCAGGCGAGGATTGTCTGCGGACCGATATAGCCGTCCATGCCGGCCGATGCCCATTTCTGCATTTCTTTTACAAGGGCCGATCCGCCTTTTGGCGTACTGTCCCACTCGGCGGCTGTGATGCCATCACAGAATTTCCGGTTGACGGCCAGCTGATTGCTGATTTTTCCATCCTGCGGTGTGCCGAAAAGTTCCTGCAGACGGCGCGTCAGATTTTCGCCCCAGATTCCGTCCTCTGCGACTGTCTTTCCGGATGACTTTGCTGTCTCTGCCGATTTTTCTTTTGCGGGACCGGCATAACGGCAATACGCTGTATGGCAGTTAACCCAGCCTGCCCCTGAGAGAAGCCGTCCCCAGCTTGTGTTCTGGATTTCCGTCACCGTGTAGCTTCCCTGATCCCGGATCGTTCCGGCAATCCTGCTGTCCGCATCCGGTGCCTGACGGATGTTGAGGGCCGCTGTCTGCACCTGATAGATCCCGGGCGCATACGTTTTTCCTGTTCCGCTGCCTGCTGTTCCCGTTCCTGTGCTCCCTGCACCGCTTCCGATCATCCGCTTCATGCGGTCCCAGTCACCGCGGTTCATGATCTGGCTCGGACAGTATTTGCTGCAGATGTCATAATGACGATAGACTCTTTCCAGCGGAATCCCCGTCTCCCGCATGATCTCCCGCACCAGTGCCGCAGTATTCTCAAATGCTTTTTCATAATTATACCCGGCCTGCATACACATCTCCACACCGATGCTGTTCTTGTTGCCGTACTGCTGAAACAGATTTTTTCCGCCGTAATTAATGCCGACATGCCAGCACCCCCGGCTGTGCGGTGCCGCCTGGTAGGCTGTGTCACCGTCATCGACGTAATAGTGTGCGGAAATGTTCTGGAAATTCCCGTCATGCTGTGCTCTCGCATGTGCCCGCGCATCGGCACCTGCTGCGAAGTTGTCGGTGTTGTGGACTACGATACATTTGGGATTGTTTTCCGCATACGTATTCTGATTGCCAAGATACGACCGATCAATTCTCATATTCTCCCCTTTCTGACGGTTCCGACTGCTCCGGCATAACACAGATTTTTTGAAGCGCCGTTCACTCCGGCTTATGGATCTGCTTGATAATCTGATTCACATAATTGCTCAGCCCCGCCACCAGAATCCCCTGCGTGACCGCCGTAAAAACCGCCATCGCCCCCTCCTTCGCCGTCTCAATCTCACTCGTCGCCATCACCCAAACCGCACACAGCACCATGCTGATGCCGCCTAAGATCAGCGGAATGTACTTATTCTTCACCGCCTGCGCCTGCCGCAAAGCAACACCGAAAAAATACAGCACGAACGCAACGACAATGAGTTCGGGCTTTACATAATTCATTGCTTCCATGGAACCTCCTTTCTGACTGTTCTGTTTTTGAAAGTCTTTTTTCTATATTATGATGGGATAATGATTTACGACTGGATAAGATTTTCTTACTGTAAACCCAAAAAATCCCACCTGTTTTTCAGATGGGATTTTCCAGTGGTGTGCTGTTCTTTGATTTTTAATTTACTATCTTGTGCAGCAATTCCCCTGACCTGCCCCTGGCCGCGGTGCCGCACAGAAAGTCTTTGCATCAAACGACGGATTAAACGCATAAAAGTTCTTCGAATTCAATTCATCCTGTACAGAACGCAGTGCTTCACCAAAACGCTGGAAATGCACAACTTCACGCGCCCGCAGGAAACGAATCGGATCTGCAACTTCAGGATCTTTTACCAAACGAAGGATGTTATCATACGTTGACCGGGCTTTCTGCTCCGCAGCGAGGTCTTCGAACAAATCTGTCAAAGGATCACCTTTCGACTGGAACTCACAAGAATTAAACGGAACTCCGCCAGCCGCCTGCGGCCAGATGCCAGTTGTGTGGTCTACATAGTAATTGGCAAAACCAGAGTTCTGAATTTCTTCCAGAGAAAGATTGCAGGTGAGCTGATGAACGATCGTTGAAACCATCTCAAGGTGTGCGAGTTCTTCTGTACCAACATCATTCAACACCCCCGCTACAATTCGGTTCGGTGCTGTGAAACGCTGAGAGAGATACCGCATGGATGCGCCCATCTCTCCATCCGGTCCACCGGAATGCAATAACAGATGATATATTGTAACTGTAAATATTTCGATGATACAATATGTTTCCCGGGTAATTTGCCCGGGATTTTTTATTGCATTTCTTCTATATATATGTTATCATAACACGTGACCAGAACGCACAAAATGGTCAGAAAAAAGAACAATTCTTTTCGCCGCGTAGCTGCGCGCGTTTCTTTTTGCCCCGGAAATTTCCGGGGCTTTTTACGTTCTTTGAAACTCAAAAACCCCAGGCATCCGAAGATACCCAGGGCATATGTAGTACATTTATCTAATTATTCGATGAACGCCTGTCCGCTGTAATAGGCAGCCATCCATCCGCTCGGTGCTTTCATCCAGATATCGTTTCCGACCCGCTGGATTTCCTGGCACGTTACGGTGGTTCCCGCATCAAGGCAACCATCCTTGTCTTTGTCATGCTTCTGACCGTCAGGCGTCAGCTGCGAATGTTTCTTTGCGCTGTAGTTTGTTCCGGGACCTGTCCGGACTTTCAGCTCTACCTGCAAGGTATACTCGTGTCCGGCAGTGTAAGACGGTGTGCTCTTCTTTTCCGGAACACTGGCTGCTGTCTTTCCGTTGTAAACAGAAACCAGCTTAGCCTTAGATACCGGTCCGTACTTACCGTCCTGCTCTAAACCGTAAAATGCCTGGAACGCAAGCAGAGCATTCTCTGTGTCTCCGCCGAAGGAACCGTCTACTCCGGAACTTCCACAGGAGAATCCGCAGCTGATCAGCATTTTCTGCATTTCTTTTACTGCGTCCCCGGAATCGCCTTTCTGGAGATAATTTCTCACATTAACCGTTCCGGATGCAGATGCTGTCACTCCGGTATAACGGTACACATGAACCCATGGCTTATTGTAATAGCTGCGGATGCAGATTTCTCTACCAGTCTGATCTCCAGACTTTCCTCCTGTGACCGTTCCTTTCTCGTTGATACTTGCGTGCACCAGTTTACCATTTCCACAGCAGAATGCTGTGTGCCCATTTCCGAGCAGGACATCTCCCCGGATCATTCCACTGCCGGTTGCCAGATTCACGGATTTTACAACATCCTTGAACCCGATCTTCGGCAGAACGTCCGGCATGTTACCGGTATAAGTTGCTCCGCTGGACTTTGCCGGGATTCCAGCTGCTTCCAGGCAACTGATTACCAGCCCGGAACAATCATAATTCGGATTGCCCCAGCGGTCTACCTGGTCATAACCGTGCGAATCATCCAGGGCGATCGCTTCTGCTCTTGCTACTGCATTTTTAATTTTGCTCACTTTGTTTTCCTCCTTCTTCTGATAAAGTTTCAAATACTGATCACCGTAAGAAGCTCTTACTTTCTTCACTGATGATCCGGTGTTTGCCGGAGCCTCGAACTTGACCAGAAAGATATCAGACGCTTCCTGTACGGTGGTTGCGGTCTGCAATACCTTCCAGACGCTCTTATAGCTCGTCTTCAATTCGCTCAGCATATACTCTGTCTGGACCCTCGCGTCCCCAATTGACACGCCTCTCGTTTTAACCATATCGTATAAACCAGCTTTTCTTCCAGCGGACGTCCACTGGCAGAAGCCGTAACCATACTGTCTGGAGTCTCCCAGCGGATGCAGGAACAGATCTCTTGTGATCTCTCCACTGTCTACCGCCTCTGTATACGTGGCATCTGTGTATTTGTATCCAGGCTTATTTTCGCAAAGATTGTCAAGATTCCGGGGATTCGCTCCGGACTCTGCGTAGATATTCCCCATTGCTGCGCACGCGCCGTAAAGTGTGCAGCCGGCAGCCATCAGACTGTTAAACAGGATATCCGTATTTGTATTCCGTTCTATTGCCATTTCTCGCAAACGCTCCTTTCTTAGGTTCTCAATTCTTCCGAGACCCGTTCACCTTTCCGTCGTCAAGAAGATCTTTTACTGCTGCAAACCATTCTTCGATTACTTTAATGAGCATTTCTTCTGACACGATCACCTGCAGCCACCTTGGCAGCAGCGATCTCGCCTGCTGTACTACCCATTTCAGTTTCTGTTCTCCCTGCCCAGATGCATTGTATACATGCTCTGCTTTGAGGATAAGCTGATAGACATCTCCTCTGATGCCATCAAGGCCTTTCATTTTCGTGTACTGATATACGCACACCAGTGTTACGATCACCAGCACTGTCACTACTGCAACCACAACCGGCAGTGGGATCTGCGATAATACATTCATTAATTCCATTCTGGTTTCCTCCTGTGTTTTATTCTCCCGTGATACCCTTGTGAGCTTTGTATAGCCGCGTGGAGCATCTAAAATTGTATTCGTGGTAATTTATTTACCGAAACATAAAAAGAACCATAGAAAGCCGATTACGCTTTTATGGATCTACGGTTCGTCTTTATGTACGATGTGATTCACTCCCTGCCGCGTCAGGAAATTTTCCAGATCGTGCTTTCGTTCCAGCTCATAGTCTAAAGCTGCGTGCATATCACCGTTGCACTTTGCGTCTGGAATCCTCTGCACTGCTTTGGCTGTTGCTTCTGATAAGCAAAGAGAGCCGTCTAAAGCTCGCAGCATCATGTACTGCAGATCTTCACGGTTCTTTTCTTTCTCATCCTGTTCTTTTTGCCTGCGTGCCCGTTCGATCTTCTCCGCTTCTGCCCGTTTCTGGATACGTCTTTCCAGAAGCCAAAAACAGAAAGCAACGATCGCAGACGGCACACCGGCAGCAATCAATAATTCCATTTGCACCTCCTTCCTTTCACGCTATTTCATCATCGTCGATATCTGCGTACTTCCGGCATGCATGTTCGATGACGTCAAGATCTGTCTCTATTTCTTCCAAACTCTTTGTCGGCGTTCCTTTGGCAAGAAAAATCAGATCATAGATTATCGACCAGAGCCTTGAGATAATCTGCAACTTTGTCATCATTCCTCCCCTTGATTGTTATTTTTCTCTGTGTTCTGATCCGATCCTGATGTTTTTTCTGCTGCATAATTGTCATATTCAGTCCAGATGTCATTTTCAAATTTATCAACAATATCATCGATATCTGTTTTGTTCTCTCTGTACTTTCTTCCATTATTGATGTAGCGATTGATGATTGGAACATCCGGATGTTTTGCATCCATATTGGCGTCCATAGACACAACGGTCTCGCCGTCAACTGTGATGATTCCAGAATAATGAATGTCCTTTGTGTAAGTTGCTTCTACTGCCATAGTTTTGCCCTCCTAAAAATTAATTTGTATCTCCAGAGATATTATCTCTCATGGATTCAAGTTCACTTCTTAGATCCGCAACCTCTATTTCAAGGTTCGATCTTCTTTCTTTTTCGAGCTGTAGCTCATGCGTTATTACCGCAATCAAATTGGTATATACCATACTATAGGTATCAATATAGCCATCCTCAGTGTTCTTCCTGTCGTGGTGTACCAGATCCAGCTCGTCTTCTCGGATTCCGAGTTCTCGCATGGCTTCTACGACATCCTGTGCGACGAATCCATAACAAATGCGCCCATCACCGTCAATCATCCGATACTGAACTGGTTTTAAGCGATCGAACAGCTCTGAATGAATATCCGTCTTATTGATCTTGCTCTCACCGAGTGGAAATATGTTTGTTTTGGCGCGGCGATCGGATGTGACCTGTGGGGAGTTTTTAACAATCAAACGCTCCCATACTCTTCCACTATCTCCTAACATAATCTTTTCGGAGTACGCCTTGGTCGGTGCGAACGCTCCAGTATACACTCCTCCAGACCAGCCACAGCCATAAAATTCGACCTCTGCCTGATAACCTTTCTTCTTTGATTCAAGAATAATGCTACCGTTACCAATATCGAAGTTTGCTTTGTTGTTGGCATCCGAGTAAGTATTTACAACAAAAGAATCGTCAACAGCTCCGGCTATACAGCTTCCAGAAGAACTTGATGTCTCCAATACAGATTCGTGGACACCTTTAATATCTACATATTCGCTCTGGATTGACAGAGCCGCATTGCCGGATTTTGTTTCAACCAAAATCTTACCGACACCGCCACATAACTCAATAACCGCATCTTTTGCGTTCTTTCCAAGCTGGATCAACTTATCACCATAATATGCGAGTGTCGTTCCTGCCCGGTTAAGAATCTCAAATGCTGATGCTGAAATCTTAGTCCGATAGCCAGACCAAGATCCGCTGGTTTTATTACCAACTTCCAATCCGGTCCCATCAGTAAACTGCATAAAGTTGGTGGCTGTTTTTGCTGCTTGTAAAGGATTCGCATTAATTGAACCAGATGGTAAAGAAGCTAATTTGGTTGATGTCCACGTCACTGTATATGGGCCAGAACCTTGAGTATAGTTAAATACTCTCAGATGTCCCCACGGTTCATTTAATCTTGTTATAAGGCCCCACGTTGAAGTAGTCTTTTTATAAATCCATAACGACCATTCGCCTGAAGATCTTAGAAAATCCAATCCAGGATCTGAGTTATTTGCAGGGATAAAACTAAACTGGACATCTGTTGTCTCAAAACCTCTGCCGCCAAGTTTAAATGTTGTTGGCTGATTTGCATACGAACCTGTGATCTTTATTGTAGCAAATTCGACATAAAGATTTGACTCACCGTTTCCATCTACCGTATGCACTACCTGATTTGCGTCCTTACCTGCAGCGCCCTGTGGACCTTGAGGACCAGTTGCTCCAGTTGCTCCTTTATCCCCTTTATCACCTTTGGCACCTGTGTCGCCTCTTAAGCCTGTTATATCAACACAAATGACATTTGCAATATACCATTTAGTTGTGATATTGTTTGTCTGCTGTTCTATCTGAAAATATACGCTTCCTTTTGATTTTCCTGATGGACAAGTGAAGTTATATGTCGCTTCCTGCCAACTGTTACCAAGATCTTTGATTGATGTCGGCGCCACAATTGTATCGTAAGGTTGTCCAGACGTCCGCGTTATGTACCATATGCCGGAGTTCAATTCGAGGGAACCCGTTATCCGCTTTCGGTGAACAGTTATGCGATACTGGTGTCCCGGAAATACTGGAAAAGCTGTTGAGCTATTTTGATGATCTCTGCTATCAAGTATATTAACTGCCGCGCCATTTGGAGCTGTGACACTTGTATCAATCCTTGTTATCTGAGGCTTTCCTGACTCAAATAGCGGATTTACCCATAGATTTGTACCATTTTTTCCATCTTCTCCAGTGGCTCCCTTATTGCCATAAGCGCCAATAACCCTTTTAGCTGTATCATTTGTGGTGTTATTTGTATATGTGATGGTTTCATAATTCCACAAATACTTATTTGTTTCAGTCATCGTTGGCACAGTCGTTGACCATGTCGTAGGAGCCGATGAATTCGAGGTTGAAACAGCATAATGCTCCGTTATGCTCTTGATACCATTTCCGGTTGATCCGGTATCACCTTTATCCCCTTTACTTCCCCGATCACCGTATGATCCAATGATGCAAGGCGCAGTTGTACTCGCCACGGTTCCGTCGGTATACTTCACAACCTCATAATTCCAAAGATACTTCTTAGCCGCAGACACCGACTGGACAGCTGTTGTCCATCCACTCGTCGCCGTTGTAACTCCGCTGGAAGATGCCGTTGCCAGGTAATAATTGACTACTGATCCAATACTCTTTCCATTGGTGCCATTTGCACCATTGGTTCCCATACGGCCGACACTATATATCGTGGATGTTGTGTTGTCAGTGTAAGTGATGATTGTACGTGTCCACAGATACTGCCCCGCGGATGCAGATGGCACAGACCCAGACCATGTGCCAGTTGGAACTGTTGTTCCGGAAGTTGAAACCTGGTATGCAACAGATGTCGATTTAACCCCCTTACCCGTATCACCCTTATCACCTTTGGCTCCAGCCTCGCCTTTGATTTTCGCCCACTTATACATTCCGACACTTGTAGGATCATCTTTTGCATAGTCCACGCATGTTCCGATATAAGCGCCAATATCCTCACCACTGTTCCCGGTGAATGTCTTCCCACCGTCATTACTATATTTGATGTGCAGATAACTGGTTTTCCCGTCTGCTCCATTGGTACCTGAAATTCCCTGTTTTCCCTGTGGCCCCTGCGAACCTTCCAGCTGCTGCCAGCTGTACTTCTTCGGATCATCCGAATCCGTCTGTGTAAAATCCACATACGTTCCAATGTATTTTGACGGTGTCTCTGTCATCTGAGACGCAGAGGTCGGATTCGAAACCGCAGAATATTTGATGTGAAAATACGTCGTTTTTCCATCTTTTCCGTCAGCGCCTTTGGGTCCCTGAATTCCCTGGTCACCTTTTTCGCCCTGCAGGCCGCGCAGTCCTTGCTCGCCCGGATCTCCCTTATCTCCTTTCGGCCCCTGAAATTTGCTCCAATGATACTTCGCCGGATTGGTGCTGTCAGCCTTGGTAAAATCCACGTATTGGCCTATATACGTTTTATCGACGGCGTTGGTTGTCGAAAAGCCTGTCTTTCCATCCGCGCTTGTTGCATAAGCGATATGCAGATAACTGGTTTCACCATTCGCACCGTTTTCTCCAGGGGTTCCATCGGCGCCGTCCTCTCCGTCATCGCCCTGAAATTTTCGCCAGGTGTACTTGGTCGGATCTGTACTGTCCTCCAATATATAGTCCACGTAGGTACCGATATATTTTCCTGTATCCTTCCGCAACTGATTTGCTGTCGGGTTCGGAACATCAGCATATCTCACATGGAAGAAACTAGTCAGACCATTCTTTCCGGGCTCTCCCGCAATTCCCTGCTCTCCAACAACCTTTACCCAGGTATAGATGCTCGGGTCTGTAAGTACCGGCTGTTTTGTCGTCTGATTGTATGCGATACCCATGTATGTCTTTCCAGCTGATTTGAGCGATATTCCGCCGCCCGTTTCCGTATCAGCAAACACAACCCAAGTGTAAAACGTCCGGTTCTTTGCCAGTTTTTCAAACTGTGCAGCCAGGCTCTCCATCTTTTCTGAAATTCCACTCGATTTCAGCTTGTATTCGCCCAGCGTTGCCGTGTACTCATCATTGCAAATGGAGGACTCCAGTTTCATGATTCTTGCAGACAAATACAGTTCTCCGGCATCATCTACAATGTTCACTGTATCGCCGATCTTGATTCCATCCGGCAGATACGCCAGTTCCACTTCGTAGGATACGGCTGCATCATAGATCTTTTTCAGCTTTGATACGGCACGATTGCACAACTCTGACTGACTTAACGTATCATAGGTGTAAGTCTGGACAATATGACCGGTTCCATTTCCTTTTTCGGAAAGATACCGGCTCCATTTGGCCACTGCGCTCCGGGAATAAATCGTACTGCCGGACAGATATATATCGCCGTCATCATACTTATACCCTTTCAGATTGATCGGCGTTTCACTGTCTTCCGGATATCCGCCGGTAACGGAAAGTGCCGTAGCCAGATCTTCTACTGAACTTTTTACAATGATATTTTTCACTTCCCGGTTGATCCGAAGTTCTCGCCCCTGATCTACGCCGCGCTTCTTATGCAGGTTGATATATTTGTGCTTGATTTTCAACCGGTCGATTTCAAAAGTATAGGAAACTTCCGCGTCAAACTGCGTGGCAACGCTCAAAATACGCTCAGAAGCGGTGGTCTCACCCTCCCAGGACAGTTTCCGGTTATAATTGCTGACCTCATTGATTCCAATTTCAAAGCCGGAATCGTCGCTGAATTTTTCAACATAGTAGCTCGCTGGATATGCCTTGTCTGCTTTGTATTCGCCAACTGTCTCGTTCAGGAGATCCATACCGGCATCCTCGGCATAGATTTCTACTTCCTGTTTGAAAATATTTTCTTCGCTGGTAATGATCGTATAAAATTCCTGCTCATCGCCATTCTTCCGAAGAATATAATTGCCAACAGAACCATACTGTTTCGCATCATTCCGCGTGCTCGCCGTGTAATTCAGCGTAAATTCTAGTGTAGCAACACCTGCTTCCACCTCTTCTGTTTTCAGATCATCAGAAATGTACAATCCCTTCGGTAGCTCTGTGCTTGCCTGCCCAAGGACATTCATATGTCGGTCCGCAAAATATAAAATCATAGAAACACCTCCCTGTATTTCATTGTGTATGTTGGCTGTGTTGCCCAGTCCGATGCAATGCATTGGATCTGATTCATTCCAGGCTGCAGGCAAAAGTTCTCCCAATCGTTGCCCAACGCACCAAGATCCTGTCTCGGAAGTCCCTGTAACATGACCTCTCCATTGCTACAGTCAGCTGTCAAAACCTGATTTACCGAAAATTTATTCGGAATATCACGCCATTTTTCTACATTGTCAATTCTCACGAAGATGCCGCGGAAATAATTTCTGGTGACAAGCTGATTTCCTGTATTTCGACTTCCCCACTGTCCCAAATACAATTTCACTGTTGCCACTTTCACATCTTTTAATTCTGGAACTGTAAATTCCGGATAACTGCCCTTCCAGAAAAAACGTATTTTCTCTCCATGTTTCATCATGTCGCTTGCGCCATACGTTTGGCTGTATGGGTTTGCATCTTTTCGATGGCAAGGTTCAAAAGTATATGTTTTGACGATACGCGGGTTGTTTCCACCTACCCACATATTCATGTGCGCTGTGTTTCCGATCGTATCGGTTTTGTATATCTCCTGGCAGCAGATCATTTTTCCGTTCGCATCGCAGAAAGCAATCGCCTGGCAGCCCGTCTGCCCCATAAGACCAGTTTCAAACCAGCTGTTCATGTAACAATAGAGGTGCATCGCTCCCTTTGCTCCATTGGAATCTACCACATCAATAGATTTCATAGCTCCATTCCAGCCGTTTGTGTTTGGACTTACATATCCACTGCTGGCCAGATACAGACCTTTGATGCTGTCTACGCTCATGACACCCAGCTTTCCAGCCGTCTTGCTGTTACTGTATAAGAAGTTGCTCCCTGTATCATCTTTCCACGCCGCATCCTGTGACCAGACATATTGGTCAGCATAGCTTGTTATCAGTTCGCTTTTTTTGTATGTTTCTCCGTTCAACTCATCCGGATCACCGAACTGAAGAATTTTCTTGGAGTCATTTACAAAACCTACTACTCCATTTTCACTGTGCATTACTGCCTGAAGCTTTGGAAAGGCCCGATAAGTGCCGTTGTACGACACAATGAACGTTTTTCCGTCATCCGCAGTCGGATTCACCGTAAATTCTTCCACCGAATACTTGAATGGATCCGCGCAGTAAAATTCCAGCTCCGATGTAATCGAGTTCTTTCCTGCAGGCACCTCACCGGTTCCCTGCTTTGTTCCGATATAATATTTGTCCGGCTCATCCGCAAAAATAAGAGTCGCCTGTTCTTCATCCAGAAGAGCATTCAGCTTGTTATACGCACTACGAAAAGCCGAATTATCTTCAGCAATCAGTTGATATCCAACCACAATGGTTCTGGGTTGATAGCGTTTGCGCCGGTATTTCGTACCATCGGATACGCCAGTTTCCAGATCTGTAATCTCCGTCCCTAAAACTTCCCGGCCAGACACATATAGTGTCCGGTAGCCGGGAATCACATTTTCCAAATAGTTTCCATTAAACATGAGAGCCTCCGAAGGCAGGTTCTGCCCTGGGTACCGCTCTGTGGTATCTACAAAGTTATACATTAGTTCTCCTGCCTTTCTTTCGGTTCTCCCTTGTCTCCTGTTTCTCAATTTCTTCTCGTGTATACGTTGCAGTCGCTTTTCCAATCTCTCTTCCGTCCAGATTAACCGGTACGTAGATGGTATACTTTCCGCTGCTGCTGTACTGGTAACTGTCGTTCAGATCTTCATAGCCTGTTCTAAGGCTCATCCCGATTTCCGGCACAGGTGCAAGCTCTGGAATTTGTATCAGTTCCATAGTTGCCTGTTTTGCTTCCTGGACATGATCCATAAGCCCGTTGACCCAGCCGATACCAAAATAATTGCCAAGTTTATCTGTCACTCGTGACGGACTGTGAATCTGTGCTTTCGCGCGGATTGCCGCCTCTGCAGCAGCCGCAAGCTGTGCCGCCACTGCTCTTACATGGCCGACCTGGCTTGCCATACCGTTAGCGAGACCCATGCCGATGTAAGCACCGCTGTTATAGGCCCCACCTGCCGATGATCGCATGGTAATTACGATTGAATTTGACATTGTTTCTGCTGTAGAAACCGCCCTTGACATTCCAGCTGAAACGCCATTATTAAAATTATTTCCAACCGCATTTCCAGAAGTCTTCGCTTTACTTTCTCCTTGGGAAAACTGCTTAATCAATGCATTGATCGCAGATTTCGCCTTGTTTCCCAATGCATCCAGCCCAGAATTCACAACATTCACGCTGGAGCGCATACCTGTAAGCGATTTTTCAGCGCTTTTCGCATTTCCGGCGATTGACTTCATACTGGAATTTACTGATTTCAGAGCAACTACCATAAGACCGGTTCCTGCGGCTCCGGCCACCATTGCCGCTGCAAATACGCCAACTGTTACAGCTGCCGCGCCAGAAGATCCTGCCAAAATCACAAAAACTGCACTGGCCGCAGTACCAGATCCAAGTAATGCCGTCAATCCAGCCGCACTGGCCTTTGCGCCAGCCGCTACAAGTGGAAATGCTGCTCCCATAATCGTCAAACCTGCACCTGCCATCACAAGCGAAGCTCCAAGCACCGCTGCTCCGGCAGACAATGCAATTACTCCTGCGGCTGCAGCCAGTGCAGTTACGCCGACCAACGCAAGACCAACTCCGAGCACGGTTGCGCCAACTCCTCCAACAGCAGCTCCGGTGTCAAAGACAATCATACTCGCTCCAAGCTGAGCAATTGCTACCGCTCCCTGCGCTCCGTACTGTGCAATTGTAGGAAGAACAGCGGATACAACAGCCAACGCTGCGCTTGCAATCAATGCTCCTGCTGCTACCAGAACAATGGCAGCCCCAAATGCGATAAATCCAACTGCTCCTGCTGTCAATGCAGGGCCGAGAGCGGCAGCGCCTACTGCCAGCAGGGCGATAGCTGCAACCATGCCAACCATACAGCCAATAGCCAGTGGGCCAGCATTCGCAAGATTAATGGCCGATAAAGATAACAGCCCCATTCCGGCCGCCGCAATCAATACAGCGGCTCCAAATGTGACAAATCCAACTGCTCCAGCTGAAAGTGTTGGTGCTACGCTCTTTGCCACCAGCATCAAGCCGCCAATTGCAACCGCCATTCCTGCCATTACGCCAATAGCCAGCGGACCGGCACTCGCCAACTGAATCGAAGAATATGCCAAAAGTGCCAAACCTGCGCTAATCATTAGCACAGCCGCTCCCAACGCCAGAAACGCCGGTGCCATCGCTGTTAATTTCTTTGAACCGCCGGACATAGATGAAAACAATTTCGTCATACCAACTGCGAGCCCTACTACCACGCCAATCAAACCGGCAAAAACAGCTATTGCCCCCGGACCAGCATTGGCTACTGCAATTGCCGACTGTGCAAGCAAGTAGAATCCTGCGCTGATCGCCAGCACTCCAACGCCCATCATCATAAAAGCCTTGGCAGACGCTACCATTTTCTTCGCACTACCGCCGCTGGATTTTCCAACCGCCTCCTGGCCTTTTGAAACACCAAATAGCCCAGGTGCGATTTTCCCGAGTCCAGCCTTTGCCAGCCCTCCAACAGCTCCTGTAAATGCGCCAACAAATGGTGCTACAGCCTTAACGATTTTAAAGCCTTTATATGCAATCAAGAGTTTCGGAAGTGCCACCGCTACTTTTGCAATCGCGTCCGAATGTTTTTCCAAAAATCCCGAAACTGCTACAATTCCATCTTTGACCTCTCCCAAAGTGGTAGAGAAATTTTCAATACTTTCTGTGCTGTCAAAAGAACCTGAAAGCTTCTTGATATCTCCTATGATCGCCCAAGCCGCATCGCCCAGCGCCGTTCCCGCTTCCAATGCGTCCGTTTTGAAAATATCCCAATATGGTTTTGCTTTCTCAACCATTGATTCTATTTTATCGACAGCCTTTTCGATCCCTTTTCCGCTGGCAAGCTTTTCATCAATTTTTCCAACCGTCTCAGTTGCGATGCCAACCAAACCTCTCATTTTTCCGCCAACCTGGTTGAATGCAGTAATTCCAAGTCCTTCCATTGCAGACTGCAGTTTCACGACATCGTGCTGAAGATTATCCATTTTGATCTCTGCCATTTCTTTGGCTGCACCGTCACTGTTATAAATGGCATTGGTTAACTTGTCAAAATCCTCTGGTGCCGCACTCACGATTGAAAGCAGACCTGACATACCCTCTTTTCCAGCTAACGTAGCAGCGTATTTGGCCTTTAACGCTCCCTCTGCTCCATAAGCCTTTTCCGTTAAATCTGCTAATGCTTCATTATACTTCTTTTCTGTCAGCTCTCCATTGGCATACTTTTCGTCAAGTTTTGCAAGGTTCTCTTGGAACTGATCCATTGGCATTTTGCATTGTCCAAATGCACCGCGCAGATCGGTTACAATGTCCATCAGAGACTTCATCGAGCCATCACCATTCTGCAACGATATGCCCAAATAATCCATTGCGTCACTGATATCATCTGTTGGCTTTGCAAGATTCGTCAGAATAGTTCGAAGGCTACTTCCGGCCATGCTGCTTTTCAATCCTGATGAAGCCATGAGACCGAGAGCGATGGCTGTATCTTCTACACTATAGCCTAACGATCCAGCTACCGGAGCCGCATATTTAAATGATTCACCCAACATGGCAACATTTGTATTGGAATTGGCCGAAGCCGCTGCAAGAACGTCAGCAAAATGTGAAGCGTTAGAAACTTCTTTCGTAAAACCATCTTTAATAATTTTGGTTGTGCCATCTGCTGATAAGCCGAACGCTGTCATCGCATCTGTTACAATGTCAGAAACGCCTGCCAAATCTTCTCCCGACGCTGCGGCTAGATCCATTACACCTTCGATTCCATTTAACATATCCTCAGTTTTCCAGCCGGCCATTGCCATATACTCCATCGCAGAAGCTGTCTCGCTTGCGGTGTACTGCGTGGATTTTCCAAGCTGTTTTGCCTTTTCAGACAGTCTATCAAAGTCGGATCCTGTAGCTCCGGAAATAGCTGCTACAGACGACATAGCATTCTCAAAATTCGCGCCAGCGCTTATTGCACCAGCAGTCAAGCTTTTCAGTCCGCTTCCGATTGCCGAGACTGCCTTGGATCCAATCGCCGCCATAGCACCAAATCCAATTCCACTTGTAAGCGTATTTTTCAGATTATCAGCATAACTGCTACATGATTTCATCATTGACGAGAAGTTTTTATCTTCCGCGCACAAAACCGCTTTTACGCTATAAGATTCTGCCATCTGTTCGCCCTCCTTTCTTTAACAACTTGGATATTCCAACAAAACGCGGATCGCTCTTCTTATGTTTCTTTTCCTTCACATTTTTTAATTCTTTTTCATAGTCGAAGAAATTTCGGAATCTTTTGTATACTGGCACTGTTTTCTTCCCAGATTTTTTCTGCGCCTGGGCAGCAAAATTCAGAAAGGCTTGCCGATGTGCCCTGTATTCGTCGTCTACTATCCGATATCTCAGCGCTTCCATCATAATTTCGTACTGTGCTATCGTCAGACGATCAACCTGCTCAAACGATGTGAATCCCAAATACCGGAAGCAGCTGATTGCAGCTTCCCGGTATTGTTCTTCGAAGCTCGCCTCTTCATGAGTTATATCGCCTACTTCTTCGCTTTTTCTTCCTCGATCGTCTTCTCGAGATTCTGGACGCATTTCTTCGTAGCATTTGCACTCTTTAAGAAACCCATCGTATCTTCGAAGAGCTGATTGATATCGGTATCCGGATCATCAATATATTCATCCAGAATTTCTGTAGTTGCTCTCGGATTCTGCCCTTTATTCGCTACGAGTAACAGATCCTCAAGAGACTCTACATCTCCGTCCATGATCCCTGCCACAGCGTATCTCAGGCCAATATTCTTCTTAGCATCTTTTACTCCGTCTACCGGCATAGTTACTTTTTTATTCATTTCTCTCATGAATCCCATGCCAAAATTAAACTGATACACCTGTCCATTGATTGTAAGTTCCATATCATTTTTCTCCTTTACTGTTCAAAAAAGAGGACGATTGCTCGCCCTCTGCATTTTTACGCTCCTGTTTTAGTTGTATCTGTAAATACGTATGCCGCTACTTCCTGCTGTGCGGCTGTCACTGTCACATCGCCTTTCTCGCCGGTTCCGTTTACGCCAAAGGTAAGGGATACTTCTACCATATCCTCGGCATTCGAAGTTTTTTCCAGCTCCGTTACGTAACCCTGGAAATATTTTCCCTTGAATTTATTGCTTCCGCTGGATGCTGGTTCATCCAGATTTGCTTCCCAGATCTCGACCAGTTCATCATTGATCATGGCATCTTCAAGAGAGTCGATCAGTGTGTCGCCCTTGGCAAGAATACTGGTTGCCGTAATCTCAACCTCGGCTGCTCCCGGGGTTCGAATCGTGCCGTCCTTGGTCTCTGTGGTATCTGCATCCTTGCTTGTCGTTCTTCCGTTTTCTGTAGTAAAGGCTAATGCTGTAGCTGCATTTTTAGCCGCGTCTTTCTTGAGACGGTACAGATAGACGATCTTTTTGCCACGGATCGCATCTGCAAATAACTGCAAATCAATTGTTTTTCTCATGCTGTTCTCCTAACTGAATAAAAAAGTCACTTCCACGATGCCGTGAAGAAGTGGCTGATTGGTAGTTGTGTCCGGCAATATTCTCTGATTCAAGTCCTGCACGGACCAGGAGAAGCTGCCGGTATGTTCCAGTTGTCTGCAAATCTGCTTGATCTGCAGAAGCATCTGTGAAACTGTGCCGCGCTGCCGCGGATTGTCGTGCCAAACGTGGATTGTCTGGCTTACGTTGCCGAACACAGCCGTTTTATTGGCTTTATCGGTTAAATCGCTGTCCGCCAGATAGATAAACGGGTATGGCGTACCTTCCGGCGGTAAAAACGTGTCATACACACTGTCTGGATACTGTTTTTTTAATTCCAGAAGCAACGCACTGAATAATTCCTGCTGTGGGTCCATGATGTCACCTCGTAAGCTTTTTCAAATCGGATTTGAACTTCTCTTTCTGTGCCGTATAGGAAGGACGCATATACGGCTGTGCGTTCATATAACGGGTTCCATACTCCACATACGCCGCATACTCTGCCGTCGGCTCTACTTCCGCCGTAAGGCCGCCATCTCGGATCTCAAGACCGATGTTTCGTTTCAAATTACCAGTATCCACTGGAGCTTTTCTCTGTGCGGCCTCCTGCAGCGCTGCACCATTATCCTTTACTATCTGTTTCACTTTACTCATCTGCACGTTTTTCTTCAATTTGACCTGCAGCTTCTCCATTCCTTCCAGCTTGATTTTCGGCATCAAACCACCTCCGATAAAATAAAAGTCTGTTTCACACGTAATTTCCGCGTATAGTCCACTTTATAGGTCGTGTTTCCAATCCGGATCCTGTCAAACGGCTTCTGATAATGGTTCTGGAGCTGCACTGTCACGCTGCCCTGACGGATCCCACCGTATACGATCTGCATGATTTCCGCCCGCGTATCCATCACAGATGCCATTTTCCGCACCTCTGTTACCTGATCGTCGGCATAGTTTCCAGTCGTTGGATCATACTCACCCGGCAGGACTCGCCGGAAGAAAATTGGCGTATCGTATCTCACAAAAACTTCACCTTTCCCTTCCTTGCCTCCCGCTGGCTGTCCAGATAAGACTGAATATCATCCATGTACCCGGCAAAATCATTTTCAGACCAGGAAAGGCTCTCGCCCTCAACACTGTGAGAGGAGAGCCCTTCTGATCCGATCCGGTTGAATCGAATGACTGAAACATCCAATATGATGTATTCCATTTCTTCCGGCGGCTCCAGACCGCCAAGAAGAAATTTCAACCGCTGTTTCGTGGCATTCAGAATCAGCTGTAGCTGCTGTTCTGTCTTTTTATCTGTGTCTTCCAGTCCAAGAAGCAGTTTCAGATCTTCGAGCATCGACTGCCTCCTACTTCTCTGGTTCTTTTACCAGTTCGATCACCGGGGTTCCACGCAGGTTTTTATCCGAAGCAAGCTCTTCCAGACGCTCTTTCGATACCTTGATTCCCTCGCGTGGGAAAACATCACCCTCTCGGTACTCATGGTCATCGTCATGAAGATCCGTAAAGTATTCAATCACCCTGTACATAGGTTCCTCCTTCTCAGCTCTTCACAGCTGCTGTTACATCGCCGGAACGGACTGCTTTATAGTTCTGATCACACTCAACCAGCGTGATGTGATGGGTTGCTGTAGATGCGATTTCGGATTCTCCATCCCATTTGCTCCAGTTTTTCACGTCATCGCCGTATTTCACGGCAGTCGCGGATGCCGCATCTTTGTACTTCCAGCAGTTTTTCATAGACATCAGCTGCTCTTTTACGGAGATCTTTGTTTTTCCCGTTTCAGATCCTTCTGCCGCCGTTACGGTCAGTTTTCCAAGAGTCTGTGTATCCGCGCCACCAACGGAGATGTAGGCGATGGCATCCAGGTACTCACAGAATAAGCGCAGACCCATAATAGCGTACAGATCCGAAATTGCTCTCTCGTAGGTACCCTGTGCATGGAAACCGATAAAATGAGTAGTCGGGTCCGTTGTATAGCTGAGGCCAGCTTTTACGAACTCAGAATCGCCCGGATCGATGTAATATCCGATGATGTTGTTGAGTGGAGTAGCAATGACGACGTTTTCCGGGATTTCAGAGCTTACGAAGACAACATCAGCGCCAAGGAATTTCTTCATGTACTCAAAGCCGAACGCTGTCTGCAGGGAGATATCCGCGGCACCGACATGTTTATACACATCCAGTGTATTTACCCATACTGCTACGCCGGTAGCCGTTCTTCTCATCTTTTTGAACTTATCTTTAACCTTTCCGATTGCCATAGCAACCGCCATCTGCCAAGTGCTTTCATGGCCAGTCAGAGAACCTGCTTTCAGCTGTGCGTACAGCTTATCCATGACAACGTTCTGCAGATCGGTTTTGAACTCTTCGTCGGTATCCTGTACTGCGGCATCATATCCCTTTTCCGCGATTGCCTCCAGGGTTACTCCCTTACGATACTTGCTGATTTTAATAGTATCAAACGGAATTTCTTCCACAGCGTACTGGGAGTACGGGATCTCTTCGCCCTCTGCGACCTCACCGGACTGCAGGTTTCCTGTCACCTTTTTTGTCTTTAAAACGGTGTTGTTATCTTTCTTGATCATTCGGATAATACCCAGGACGTCAAGCAGCGCCTGAATGTTTTTGCCGAAAGATGTTACGAAATCAATCTCGCGGGCTTTTACCCGGATCTGTGCCTGACCTGTCATGTTATCCGGTGCCGCAAATACCTGCAGCCCTAATTTTCCAATTCTATGCATGCTGTTTTCCTCCTACTGAAATAATGCAATATTTTCCGCAATCAGCCGCTGCCGTTCAATTGGGTTGCTGACTGCAAGAATCTGTTCTTTTGTCACAGCGCCTTTTCCGCCGGATCCGCCCTTTGGGGCATTTCCTTTCAGGGCATCTTTTACGGCAGCCTGTACTGCATCCTTATACATCTTTGTGAAAGCTTCGACTGCCGTCTTGGTATCCTCAGCGTTTTCCGATACCAGATGTGCCAGAAGTTCATCCGGGATGTTGATTTCTTCATCTGCCAGCATCTTTCTGGCCGTCTTTGACATTTCCGAGAGCGAATTCTGCCGTTTCAGATCTGCCAGTTCCTTTTCCAACTTCCGGGTTTTATACTCCGCTTTCTCTTCCTTTGTCATCTTCGCCAGCTTTTCCGCCTCTGAAAGCTTATCATCAGTCAGTGCCTGCCACTTTTCCTGCGCTTTGGTCACTGCTGTATTTACCGCTTTCTGCACTCTGCGGTCGAACTCCGCGCGATTCTCTGCCTGCCCCAGAAAATCATCAAACGACATCTCATTGCCGCCATCTCCAGAACCTGCTCCAGCTCCGCCATCGTCTCCGTTTCCGGCTCCATTGTCGTTTCCTTCGCCTTCTGCAAATAACTGCAGGTTGATCATTGGAGATCTCCAACGATTGTTTTTATACTTCATGTTCGGTCCTTTCTGCCCCGTCCCGTTCTGTAAAAGCCCCGTGCCGTTGCTCCAGAATCATAGTTTTACGACATTTCGGTCACATCAGTTACACAATCCGGACATGGCCCGGAAATTCATCGGTCATCAGGCAGATGCCGACGAAAAAGGAATCCACCAGAGTTCTCGCTTTCTCTGATAGATTCCCATACTGTATATCAACCCATCCGGGCGATACTTCGTATTCTATTTCATCCCCTGTCAGATCCTCAATCGAGTGGATCAGCGTCCGCACAAGGCTGGAAACGCCCGCGCAGACAATATCCTGCCCATGTGGTGCGTACATTGCATGACCGGACACAGTCAATCGGTCTTTTCTTACCGTTACATCAATCAACAGTCATCACATCCTTTCATTCCGGCTGTTCCCTGCCGGTGGGAGATGTATGGATCACCGCTTTTCTACTCTGCTGTGTAATCTTCAATGACCGGAATACCGTACTCAATAGCACATGTATTTTCGATCTTGCACCCTCTGGCATCCTGCCAGCCTTTCGCAAAGTAGGCAATGTCAGCACCAGCCAGAAGTTCCAGGGATTTTCCAAGGAACCAGAGTGGCTTTGCATCCACCGGAGCTTCCTGGAAGAAAGAATCAATAACCTCTACTTGCTCTCCAATCACGTCTTCTGCACTCTTGATTGCTTTCTTACGTTCTGCAAGGATATCTTCATCAGACTTTCCTTTCATTGGCTGTGAAATAAACAATTTCTTCATGATTAATCCTCCTAATCTGCAAACACCCAATCATCTGCAAGCATATCTGCCTGACTTGCGAGCCATCCCATCTGTACTCCTGATGTTCCGACAAATGCGATAGCCATGTTTCCGATAGCATCATGCTCGCAATTCACGATCTCCCCATCCGGCGTCTTATAAGAAATCCCAGTGGCGAGCTGAATGTACTGCTTTTTGCCGTTCCATCCTTTACGAGCCACCTTAAGTCCTCTTTTCAGATAACGGATAGCATCTCCAAAGCCAAATGTTGACTGACCGCCAAGAACACCACAATTCTTTTCATCAGCAATCATCCAATCATCCCTCTGTGTGTGCATGAAAGTATATTCCACTCTCTGTGTTTCACGGATATCAAGAACTTCTCCCTGTCCTTTGTCGGAATCTTTTGATCTGCAATGAATCATAATTGTCTGCTTATCAATGTCCCAACACCAGTAACCATTCCAACCAGGAAGTTTCACCTTTTCTCCATGTTTCATTGCTTCAAATGCTTCTTTGAAATTCATGATTTACTACCTCCTATTCTTCTGTATGACATGTATTTGTTATTTTACCATATACATCCTCATAAAGTTCCTGCTTGTCACCGTTGTAGGTGTATTCGGCATAGATACCATCTCCGCTGATAGTGGTTGATGCAAGGCACTTATAATTCTGAAGTGTTTTGCATGACCATACCACGAATACATTTCCAAGGTCGATCTGAACTTCCGGTCTGTTCTTGTGGTACCATTCAACGAGTTTCTTCTGTGCTACACTCTCGAAATGTGCCATTCCTGTGATAATCATATTTCACCTTGTCCTTTCTTAAAAATGTGTATAAAAATACCACCGGCCTCTCGACTGGTGGTTAATTATACAAATGGAACCATTTCTTTTACGTCTTTCAATGTCCTTTTTGCCTTTTCGATCAATGAATTCTCAAACAGATATGAAATACCTTTGGGCGTGATAATAGCATCCGGCAGATCGCCTAAAAGAACGCCATCTTTCGTATGATTAACAGCAATGCCTTTTACATATTCTTCCGTAATCAGGCTTAAAATGATATACTGCCAATAATTCTCAGGAATATTATAAGCTGATGCTGTAAGGTAACACGCTTCTGGTTTTTCACCCTTTTTCAAGCATTCATACAGATATTTCAGTACCTGGTATACAATCACGAAATAATCATTCTGAGCCATTTGTCCTGTCTCCTTATCATCAGTTGATAATTAACTGATTCTTGCAAGAATCACAGTAAAAAGTATTGGTTTTTTCACGGTCGCCAACAGGAATCATGATTCCTGTTTTACATTTTTTGCACAAAACTTTTTCGCCTTTCCTCAAGAGCTTTACTCTCTCATGAGGCGGAATATTCAGAGTATTCGTCATAAACAATCACTCCCATTTCAGATTCGGATATTTATCATTTATATGATTAATTATATCCTGGAGCACTTTCTCTGTCAATTCAATGTTTTGATGCCTGTACTCGTTCACATAGCATTGCAGTTCTTGACTTTTGGTATTTGGCTTGTTGATTTTGGCATGCGTGGCCTCGTGAATCACCGTAATAGCCGTTTCACGAACCGTTTTGGTATTATCAGCATAAATGTTGATTTCTCCATCTTCGAAAAGTCCGTCCAGTCCTTCATCAACATCAACTCCGTACCATACCTTTATTTGAATATCATTTTCCTGAAGATATTCCAACATTTCCGTTCCGATGCTGGACTTTTTCATTTCTTTCATGATATTTCGAGGTTTGATAACGTCTCGCCCCTTTGATCTGCCATCCAATGTTTGGAATATTCCTTCGTTGTCTTTATATCTTGCCTTTCTGTTTTTCGATGCTTCCCATTCTTCTGTGGTACCACCCTGTTCCAGAAAGTCCAACCATTTCTCATATTCTGCACTGTCTTCATAGGCTGCCGTGGAGCAGTGACACCGCGGATGCATCGGCGGCGCGTTCGTCCCCGGCATCATATCCTGCACTTTGAAATGCTTACCATCCAACGCCTGGCACCGCTCGCAGACATCTGCATTCCCGCAGGCAACGTATGTATATTCTTCGAATCCATTTCGAATATAGGACTGCTTCTGCGCTTCTGTCTGGACTCTGGCAAGCTCCGTGACCATGAGCCGCTCTGCATCCTCCCGGCTTGCACCGAAGCGTTTCTGCAGGTGCACCGCAAGCTCCCGCGGGTTCTTGCCCTGGATTAGCCCTGTTTTCAGCAGCTTGTCCAGCTCTGCTTTCAGCATATCCTGATACATCCAGATTCGATCGGAATAAGTGGCGTTATGGAATGACGCATCGACAATTGCCCGCGCCATTTTCCCATTTTCCTGCACGGAATTGCCAAGAATACCCGCCTGCCTGCGAAATTCTTCTATTGTCTGCTGTGTCAGCGTCTTGTCAAAATATTTCTGCAGTTCATCGAAACCGGATACCATTTCCAGCCCGATATTGACTTTCAGCAGTTCCAGACGGTTGATCTTCATGGTTGCATTGTACAGCCGCATCTCTTCATTCGCCTGGTCGGAAAAATCTTTTTCTTTGACGTATTTCGCCGCTTTCCTGCCATACTCTTCGATATCGAGCTTGGAAACCCTTCTCTTTGCTTCTGCCAGCGAAATCTTCTCAGCATTGGCGTATTTTGCGTAAAATCCATCGATTTCCTTCTGAATCTGATCCGCCATATACGCATAGGTCTTCCGGATCTCTTCTGCATAGGTCTGCTCAGACATCTTATTCTTCTTGGCATGTTCCGTCTCACGTTTCTGCCAGTATTCCTTACTCGTCATCCTGTCCACCGCCGCCAAACATCTGCTTCATCACTGGATCCGCTCTCACCTTGTTCTGATCGGTATCAATTTTCTTGATTTCATCCTGTACATTGTCCACAATAGACAGCATCCCGAGCTGTGTTTCCTGGCTGACCACACCTTCCAGATTCTTCGCGATCTCTGCCTCTTCCTGCAGGTTTGCCGGGAAATTTGGCGTAAAATGTGGATGGATCTTCACCCAGTCATCTTTTTTCATTCCTGAGACCGGATTTGAGAAAATCAGACGATACCTCCGGTTCATTCCACTGGTAAATTTCCGCTCTTTCGTTTTTTCCAAGTTACTCATTGCCTGCAGCTTATATTTCATGGCGATGCCGGAACTGGTGCCAAAATTCTCGTCCGAGATATTGGCCACCATGCTGATATGGAAAATGAGCTTTTCCAGACGATCGATCAGATGCTCCTGCGTGGTATCACCATCCGGTTTCTGAAGAAATTCGACAATCAACCGTTCGGTGTCCCCGTCGAAATTAATGATTCTGTCATCCCGGATATGCGCCACATCGTCTTCTTCCAGCTTGGATCCAAGAACTTTCAGATAAGCATCCGCGAAATAGTCAACATCATTGGCCTTCTCGCTGATCGCCTTATTGTATGCGTTGATCATCGTAAGCACCGGTTCGAAGATTCCCATCCGCTCCTTGTTTTCTACGTACTCAGATGCCGGAACGCCGTCGAAGCCGTGTATCTTCTCGTCTGCATCCCAGAGTAATTTTCCTTTGATTGTAAACCAGCGGACCTTCGTCTCGTCCGATACGCTTCCATGAAGGATCTGATTCGAATCGTAATACAGCCGCACGAAATATCGTTCCCTTTCCAGCACGGAATCGTCGTAGATCATGAATGCATCCAGCGGGCTCAGATAGGTGATACCGATATTTCCGTTCTCATCTACGTAATACATTTCATAGCCTTTACCGAAGATACTGCAGATCTTGGACAGTTCGGCATTGTTATCGTCCTGATCATTATACTGATCCAGAAAATCAACATATTTCTCAACCGCTTCGTTTCCATCGTCTACCTGCAGTTTGATCGGATGCCCGATGAAGAAGCCGTTCATCGTATCCACGATGTATTTCGCAAAGTTGACCATGATCCGGTTGTCCGGCTTCCACTTGGGCTTTAACGGCTCATGCAGGAGCGGGTAATCCGTCTCGTAGGCCTCCTGCAGCATGCTGTATCTAAATGCGCACTCTCCGGAATGCCGCATGATAAATTCGTTCAATTTGGCATCTGTCAGCGTCTCTTCCGACGGTAGCCTATACAAATTCGTTCGCACTTCTATATCCCTCCTTTCACCTTTCTGTTCAGCCGTGGTTTCGCCTTGCGTTCTTCCTCAATGGAGTATCGAAGCATCGCCATGGCATCATCAAAAAATGGAACTGGCTCTTCGAGATAAGTGTTGGTACGCTCATCCTTCTTCCACTTCCATTGCTGAATTTCTTTTATTGTATTGACGCAGGACGGGTAAATATGGATTCTGTGCTGTTTCAGGTAATCTATCTGGGCATGCACGCTGTTCGGCTCCTTCTGCACGCCTTTTGCGCGGTATCCCGCCTTCTGCCACATCTTGATACGGTCCGGCTCCGCAGAATCGCACCACATGCGCAGGCGCTTGTTGAACTGCCCCTCCGCCAGCCGGATGATCTCGTCCGTGTCCATCTCATACACGTACAGTTCCCGGCATAGATACAACTCACCATCCTTAAAGCCAACCTCACCGATGCAATTGGCGTGATTGAATCCGAAATCCTGTGCATTGACCATGTAATCGAATCGTTCCGGTGAACAGTCAAATTCTTCGACAACATAGTTTTTGAGGATCAGTCCGGCGACCTCGCCCCATTCCCCCAGGCCATATACCCGATACCCCTCTGGATCCACTTCCTTACGCCGCATCATACGTCTTCGGTAGGCATCATCGATAAAGCGGTTCTGCTCGTAGGTTGACTGATGTGTCAGAACATCCGGATCTGACCGGTCAAAAAACACACGCTTAATCCAGTGGTACGCCGATACTGGGTTGAACGTCATCCGTATCTGATAGAACTGTCCATCCGGCAGTTCACCACGGAGACGGTCATCAATGATCTCGAAGTCCGCCTGCGTAATTTCCGTGGCTTCTTCAATCCACACATCGGTCAACTTTCCACGCTTGAAAGTAATGGATTTCAGCTTTTCACGCTGTTTCTCATCATTGACTCCACGGAAAATGATCTGATTCCTGTTGATCTTACACTCCATAATCATGTTGGAGCTGTTGATGTGCCAATATCTCTTATACTGCTCCCCAAACATACGAAAAATAGCACCCTGCAATTCTGCAAAAGTGCTATCCCTGTTTGTCACGTCCGCCTTTCGAACGCATAGAAGATTTCTTCCCGGATCCTGTATCAGCCGCAGGATATAATTCTGCGCCGTATCAACGCTCTTCCCCGATCCGGCAGAGCCTTTCATAACAATATACCGTTTTCGGCTGCGGTCAACTTCTTTGAAGCCTGGGTTCATCTGGACGTTTATGTTCATCCGGAATCGTCCTCTCCGTAATTAATTGTGATGTTGAGATCCATATCTGTATCCAGCTCAACTTTATCCTTGAACATACCAAGGTGTTTTCCAAGAAGCTCCAGTGCTCTCATCTTATCATTTAATCGGACTTCCCTTTCAACTGACGATCCTTTTTCACCATCCATAGTTTTAACTTTTACTGACTGAATACATGCCAAATCATCTTCTGTGGCATCTGCTCGAATAGAAGCATCTTCAGAATTGATTACTTTTTGCGGATTCACAAAAGCTATTCGCGCCAGTTCTTGGATTACTCTGTCTTGGTTGATACCTGTCCTTTTTGACCTTTCGGCCATTGCCTGCTGAATCGCTTCTGAAACTGGAGTTTTCTGGAGTAATTCATTTCCTATTTCGCTGGCTCTTTGTGAGTTTCCTGCTTTATAGCCAGCTCTGATCGCGGCCTGCGTTGCATTCAGGTCGATCAGATACTCCTCAACAAATCTCTGCTGCTTTGCAGTCAATTTTGCCATCCTGCAACACCGCCTTTCTGTTTCTGCACGCAAAAATTCCCCGCATCTCTGCGAGGAATCCTTGTATAAGAGTAACAAATCGGAGAATCTCCATCCACTGGAGAGTTGGAACGGCAGGATTCGAACCTGCGCCTCGTGCCGGCGTCTCTGCGCTCTCCTTGAGCTACGTTCCAATAGGTGCAGGGTGTGCACGCCCAACACCGTACATCATTTGGCTCTGCCAAGGTTGATGCCGACCTTATTCAGTGGCCAGGTTGTGATGCCTGGTCACTGATCAAAATACATTCACAAGGAGGTAAAGAAAAGATGAAACCCTTCTTGCCGTTCTTCCATGATACACTATAACATTTTGAATCGGGACATATGGGACAGACGGGACAAACTTTCATTTTTCTTCAAAAAATCTGTGATATTCTTTCTTTACGCTCTCCTCCGTAGCTTTCCGCCCCAGTTTACTTGCCACCTGGCTCCAGCTGAGCCCCTCGAACACTTTATACTTGATGATCCGCTGCATCCTCTGCGGAATGTGGTTCATCCACTGCTCCACTTCCACCTTCAGCCGCTGCGCCTGCTCCCGACGCTCCTCCAGAATCTTCTCCTCGTGCCGCAATCTGGCATCCTCCTCATAAGTGAACGCTGTTCCCGCGATCTTGAAGTGCTGCGGGTTGTACGGAAAATCCGGATTGCTCCCGGATACATTCGTCTGCACAATAGTCTGACGCTTCTTCTTCAGCCGTCTAATGTCCTTTTCCGTCTCTTTGATCAGCTCGCATGCGTCTATGTACTGCTCCAGAACCTTTTTCTCCATTGGTATCACCTCCCCACTTATGTTCTCTTCCGGTTGTTCTGTCTCTCATTCTGATCTCGACCAATTCCAGGTGCGACACGTTCAAAACCTCCCGTACAGCCTTGACCACACTCCAGATCTGTCTCGGCAGGTGGGTAGCATTTCGAATTGCCCTGTCCGCTGTCGGATCACGATATCATTCACCATTCATTGTTTTTCACCTCATCCAAACTCCAGCTGTCCGTCATCGACGAATTTTGTTTTTTTCAAGCTTAACTTATCCCCCTGCTGTTTTAACCGATCGACACGTGCCTGCTGTTTCAGGTTTGCCATATAATTATCGTCTACTTCCGGCGGAATCTTCAAAAAATATTCTTCCGGAAGTGACATTCCAGCTTTTTCACATAACTCTGCAATATCTCTCTTGTAAGAAATAATATGATTTCTCGTCAGATTCATATTGCAGCCATCCGGCCAGAACGGATCATTGCAACCGTTTTCGTTGATATGGTTCCAAGTAGCACGTTCGCGGATTATCAGTCTGCAAAGTAATTTTAACTGCTGTTCTAGTGTATTCTCTTTCATGATGTTACCTCCAGAAAATCCTCCAAACTCATCTGCACCGCCGGAATGTCCTCCCACTCCACGCCGATATAGTCCAGCACCCTTCCCCAGCCATATTTTTCGCCAGTGTTTGGATCTGTGCAGCAGCGATACATCCAGAATTCCCATTCTTTCGGGTTGCGCTCCCGGAGCTTGTCAAACCGGTGCGGCCGCTGCTCCAAATGGATGCCAAAACCGCACATGCTGCATCCGGTTCTCTGTGCTCCCGTTGTGTAGAGTTCTCCATTCTGCCGCTTTGCTATCGCTCCATAGATTTCCGGCACGATGGATTCCAGCGGAACATATTTTTTCGGGCTCCCGTCTTTATTCCGGCCATACGGCTGCGCATGATACAGTTTCTCAAATAATTCCAGATGCTCATGGTACCAGCGGTCCATATCCAGAGCCAACTGCAGGATATCCTGCCGCATAAAGATTGCAAAGGGAGCAGATCGCGTCACGGTCTTTCCGTAGTAATTGCAACCATGATCGATCAGCGCCTCTTCACGCTGTCCCCCTTCGCTTGCCATGATTCCAAGGTAAGGACTGCTGTTATGGTTCTTCGCCCAGTCGTCGCAAGGTTTCTCTTTTAGCCAGTAACAACACTCATTCGAAATTTTAATGTCCGGCTCAGGCTTGCCATAGTTGACACCCTCGTTCTCGTTTTCATAACCACCAAACAATCGCAGCCATTTCTGCGGCAACTGCATGCGGCTGTTCTTGGCATAATGCCCCTGTGCACCGCATTCGCCGGTGATGATCGCATGCCGCACCGTCTTATTGTTCTCTGTCGGATTCTGCAGTGTATTGATCCGCCCGGCAATCTTCTTGCTGATCACCGGAAAGCCAATCTCATTCAAAATCGTAACCTTGCTCTTATACGATTTCACAACTTCAAGCCCCAATGCTCTATGTACCTTTTGGATGCTCTGATCTTCAATACCAGATACCGTAATTCCTGTAACGTGGATGCCGATACTGTGCAGCCAGATAAACAGCGTAATGCTGTCCAATCCACCAACGCTCACATGGCAGTTTTTATTCTCGTATTCCATTTCCGTCCAGAACTCCCACGCTCTTCTGGCCTGACGACGAAGTTTCACTTCATACGGCAGATTCTGCTTCGCCGTAAAAATCGCTCTCTGTATCTTCTTCTGTTTTTTCCACTCTTCTGTGCTTAATTCTCCCATTATTTCAAGAAGCCCGGTATACCCTTGCCCCGGCCGGAGGCTGGCTCCTTTCTGTTTGTTCTACACTGTCATTTTAGCTCCGCACTTCGGGCAGAACTTCCATTTTGCTTTGATATATTCTGTACTGGATCTTCCTGTTTCAACGGCATCATAACTCTCAACCTGAAAGCCACAACCAGAGCATTCAGCATGGATATAGTCGTTGTGCTCTTCTCTACTTTTCCACTTTGCTTTTTTCATTCTTCCCATGATTCCTGCTCCATTCCGTAAGATATTCTTCCTGCTCCCGGTCCTCTTCCGGATCCTTCGGACGCTCTGGCCGGTTCAGTAACCAGGCAAACAGGCCAACCAACGCACCACAGAACACAACAATTCCAATCACTGCCATCTTCTCGCCCTTTCCAATAATTCAATTCTTGTTTCGTCCCAGTCATCCAGAAGATACTGGGGAAAATCCAGCTTTTTATGCCGTTCAAGTTCCCGATCAGCCCGTAGAAGACCGTTCTCTTCCACGATTCTGCGAATGACGGCGTGCCCGACTCCGAACTTTTCCCGCACCGCCTTCTGCGTCATCCCCGCTTTCAGCAGTGCCTGGATCTGCCTTTCTACCTTTTCCGGCGTTTTCTGCATCTTCTCTTCCTTCCCACCGCAGGCACTGGCGGCACCGTGTTTTGGTGCTCACCAGCGTGCCACGGATCATATTTGCCCGCGGGCAGCCGGTGCCTACATACACCGCTGTTCTGCCCACGCTGAGCACATGTTTACAGGTTTCATACTTCTCCATGCTACGCATCCTCCCTGGTTCCGATCTGCATCTGCTTTCTCTGGATATCGCCGATCAGGTTTTTCAATGCTTCCGGCGTCTGTGCTTCCTGCCGTCTCCGCTCCGCCAGCTGCTCGTAGATCATGCGGAAGTTTGCGCGGTCCGCGGAGATGTTCTCCGACATACAGATCTGCTTGAAGTCGAGCCGTTCCACGCACTGCCTTGTGATCGGATCGAAGCTCTCCATTGCGTCCTCAGCTCTGTATAAGCCGTATTTTCGAATTGCTTTCAACACCTGCTCCCATCCTTCACCCCAGTCGAGAACTTCGCCGGAAGCGACCCCTGCGGCCGTCTCACGGATATCTGCGATGGATGGAGACCACTTATTTGTGGCAACCCACTGATTCAGCGCCGCCTCTGCCGTGCGGTATGGGATATCCTGGAGCTGCTGGTACCACAGTTCCATCGCCTGGGTATTCGGGAGCAGGTTCTCCCGGGGATAATAAGTCTTCAGCGCCATTGTGAACAGGGAAAATTCCTGCTTATTCATCCTTATCACCATCTTCTTGGGCGGCCCATTCGGTCGCCATATTGTAAAAATCATCTAACTGCTTCGCTGTATTGTTTCCTGAAGGCTGCTTGACTGTATGCTTGTTCCACGGTCCGTCATCATAGTTTCCGTCGATTACCTTAGCCATATTGGCATCCTTGATCATCCAGTCGAAGTTGGCTGACCAGTTCCGGTTGTTTGCACCTTTCAGGAACGAGGATGCCTCCGCCTTTTCAAACAGTCTCCGGAAGTCATCCATGCTGTACATCTTCAGTCGTGCCCGGATTGCACGCTTTCGAGCTTCAGACAAAGAAATAACTTTGGGATAAGAAACACAGATGGAGTGATAGAGGGCGACAACCTGCTCGCAGGTTACTTTCTCTTTACTCTCTTTATTCTTATCTTTATCTTCTTCTTTCTCTTTATCTTTATCTAGGCTGTTAACGTTGGGTTCATGTAAATGTTCATGTAAATGTTTACGTGAATCTTCACATGAACTTTCCTCTGTATTTTCTTCCTGCTCCCCAGTCAGCAGAAGCTTCTGTTTTTTGCGGTAGTCCCGCTGATACTCTCTCTGGTACTTCTTCCGTGCCTCCAGCTGCTCCAGATTCTGATGCTTTCCCCAGTTCGGGATGGTAATCACACCGTCCAGAATCTCAATCATGCCAAACTGCTCGAAGGTCTTAAGTGCCAGCTGCACCGTAGACTCCTTCCGCCGAAAGATGGTTGCCAGCATTTTGTCCGTGTAGGCGATCTTATCGCTCAGCAGAAACACACCACTGTTATTCATCTTCCCGGCAAGGCACAGGAGCTTAAACCAGATCACAATAATTGAGTCCGCCTCCGGCAGGCTCTCGATCAGCAGAATCTTCTCATCATCGAAGATATCCGTCGTGATCTTAATCCACTTGATATCCGCCATGTTGCTCTCCTTCCTAAATCTCCCTGATTCGTATTCCATACACGGAAAGCATCAGCTTCCGTTTGATGATATAATCTTTTGTCCGGAATCCCTTGGTGTCTTCCACGATCGTAAGGGTATCCCCATCCGGCAGAATCGTTTTATATACAAAATCCGCTATGTAGGCACATTCCCGCTCAACGCATCTTCCGCGCCCTTTCTTGGTTGTGCTTTCCGGATGCTCGTACTGCGCCGGAATCAGCACAAATTTAGCCTGCCGCCAGATATCCTTTATTTTTCCTGCTTTTTCGAGGAGCAGAAGCTCCTGGTACCGCGCCGCCTCCCGTTTGGAGTCGAACATGATACCATTCACTTCTACTTTTCTACTGCCGTATTTGTTCCCGGCATATCTTTTCCATGTCATTTCGCACCTTCTCCCTAGTTAAATGGCAGTTCTTCGTCGATGCCATCCGGGATGCTCATGAAACCGTCTGGATCAGCCGCCTGCGGTGCTGATCCTCCGCTGTTTCCACTTGCCCCCTTCCTCTCTGCAAACTCCTGATCTTCTACAACTACGTCTGTCGTATAGATCTTCTGACCATCCTTATTGGTGTAACTGCCGGTCTGGATCCGGCCAGTGATAATAATCTTCGTGCCGCGATGCAGGTAATACTCCGCAAACTGCGCTGCCTTACCGAACGCAACACACGGAATAAAATCTGCAGTCTGGTCACCCTCTCTCTTGAATCTCCGATCCACCGCCAGACGATACCGCGCAACGGCAGTCTGATTCTCGTTCTGACTGTATCGGACTTCCGGATCCGCGCACAGGCGGCCCATTAAAATTACTTTGTTCATACGCTATCCTTTCTATCTGCCCCGCACAGCCATTTTCCAGCCGCGCGGGTAAGAATTATCGTCTATTATGAAATGACGGTAAACTGCGGCATTCCATCAAGCTCACGCTGTAGATATTCTTTGATTGCCTGCGTTGCATCCATCTTCCATGCACCGCCGTCTGCCTCGAAAATGGCACACATTACGCTGCCATAGCTGTCCTGTTTCATTCGGAACACAAATGCCGATTCCGGCTGTTCCACCTCAAGGAATGTTCTGTACGGCCGCAGGCACACCGGATTCGGTACGATCGCATCGCCCTTGGATGCCAGACCGGTCTTAATGGTTGCTTTCTGCGTTACACCGTCATCCCCATACTCCGAAACGCTTCCTGCCTCTACCGTTCCGGCAAACTTCAGAATCAGCTCGCGGTCATCGCTTGGAATAAACTTCGACTGCAGGTTGATGCAGAACTTCTCATGCTCCACAAAACGGTCAAATTCAAAGCCCGGAACTCTTGCACTCGCCACCACCAGGCTTTCACGGTCACGGTTCGGATCCAGCTGGGAATACAGCTCCACTTCCGTCGGGCTTTTGACTTCCACGATCATCCGCGGCGGCATCTCATCCACTTCTGACTTGATATAGTCCACAAGGCTTGTCAGTGTGTGCATTTCGATGGCATCTGCCTTCGGGTAATATGTATCGATTCGATGCAGTGGCTTGTCGGAATAACAAGCTCCATTGATTACGTGTTCCTCTGCTTTTCCAAGTCCTACGATGTACTGTAATGCTTCTTTAATCATGATCATTTACCTCCCCTGCCTACTTGGCAGCCTTTCTGAAATCAACAACATTTTCGTTCTTTCCGCTTAAAATCTCGCCTGTCTCGGTATCCACGACAGTGCCATCCACAACCTCGGTCTGCTTTTCTGCCTTGGAATCGTTCAGATTCAGGCTCATCTGGCCGCGGATCTGCTTTCCATACTCTTCGGCGTACACCTCGCCGGTGCGCAGATCCTTTCCGATATAGAATTTTGTGCTCATATCCTGCTGTGGTGCCAGTTTCTCGACTACCTGCGCAGACACGGACACATCGTCTCTGTTCTCGTTCTGCGTGAAGCTCAACTTGATTGTGATACCTCTTTTCACTTTGAATGAAGTATTCGGGTCCTGCAGATTTTCGATCACTCTTTCAAACGCATGCTCAAACTTCTCCTGAAGCTGTCCGCCCACCAGATTCTGTAATTCCACTTTATTCATCGTTGGTTTCCTCTCTTTTAATTATTTCCAAACAACGCTGCTTTTGCATCTACAGGTACTGCCGGTTCAGGCTGACTCTGCTGTGGCGTAGCTTCCTGCGCTGGTTCCATATCAAACACAGTAGCGTCATTGTCAACATAATCTTTAGTGCCGTCCTCGTTGATAACCGCCATATCGGAATCAATCGCGGATGCCATATCAATCGACATGATTCCCCACTTGCTGATCAGCTGACGCAGCATGGTTTTGTATGCCATGCCGTCAAAATCTTTTTCCCAGAAGGTATACCCTTTCTTGGCCTGGTATCCCTTGGAATACTTCAGTGCGTGAGCTTCCATTTTCCGTTTCGACCAGTAGATCGCTTTCCGGAATCCGTTGGTATACTCAAACATGGCATAATATCCAATGGTATTGGCCTGTTCCCGCTCCTCTTCGTCTTCGATCAGCCGCACTTCGATTTCCTCGTTCAGCGGATCGAACCGGATCAGCTCACCTTCCTTAATTGCAAGGACGTTCAGCTTTTTATACTGACCGGAACGGATGGCGAGCTGAATATATCCTTTGTATCCGAGCTGGAACTGCGCCACCTTGCCCTTGTTTTTGTCATTGAATGGCACCAGATAATACTGGCCAAGCTGCGGCGAAGGTGAGAGTTTCAGTGACTCGCCCAGGAGTGCACCGGAGAGGATCGACTGGTTCGTGCATTCCTGCAGTGCCGGGTTTGTGTTGACCGCCGAAACGATGGCGGAAATGAAGCGCTGTCCATCCTTACCGCCTACTACCTGATTAATCTGATTCTTAACCGCATCCGCGGTCAGATACGCCGAGATGCCTAATCTCTGGTTTCCTCTTGATCTCTGTAAACTGTTCTGTACTGCCATGACTCTTTATCCTCTCTTTCCTTAAATCGGTTTAAACTCAATGTTTCTTGAATCAAAGAATGCTTTCAATGCGATTGCATCGTCCGTTGAAAGCAGCGCCTGGAAGGCAACCCACTGCTTTTTCTCCTGAATGGCCTGCTCCACTGCCTCTTTCACGGTTTCAACAGCGGATTCTGCCTCAACCGGCGGCACACCGGTTCCTTCTGAAAGCTTCGGAACTTCCAGCGCTTCTGTCGCTTTTCTGGCTTCTTCCTCTGCCTTGCGCTGTTTCTGCTCTGCCTCATATGCTTCTTTCTGCTTCTGCACCTGAGCCATTCTCTGACCCTCAGCAAGCGCCCTGTTGATATCAAGAGTGGAAATGTATACCTGCTGGGCTTCAAAGCCAAATTCCGGCAGATTTGAAAGCGTGGCCATGTCCTGATGGAACTTCTCAATCGCGGTATTCATCTGCTCTGCGATGGATTTCATCGAAACAGATACATTCAGCCACTTCGGACTGTAGATTTTTTCAAACGTAAGCCCTTCCGGAATCGCCAGTGTTCCCCACAGTTCCTTAATCTTTTTCAGCTTGTCTTCTTTCTGCTGTTCCTCGTAGGCACGTACCTGCGTATCAATAACTGCGATAGGCTTGTCGATGATGCCAATAATCTCATTAATTTTGGTCTTGAAGTCCGCGAACGGAGCCATGTATTCTCTTTCACGACGGATTCTTTCATCATTCAGAGCCTTTTTCAGCTTATTCAGCGCTGCCTTATCTGCTTTGGCCTCCTTAATCTGATCATCGGTATAAACCAGTGTTTCGTAGTGTGATACTTTTTCGGTCAGCTCCCGTTTTAATTCTTCATAGTTGAAAAGAATCTTTTCCGGCAGCTGATACTCATGCATTTTCAGTTCCATTTTTCTGTGCTCCTTGTCTTATTTTTATAATTCCGGCAGAATAAGTGCCGGTCTTTTTCTTTCCTGTACCTGTTTCCAGAAATCCCGTTCTGCAGATTCCAGATATCGAATGTCAGTTTCTACATCCGCCCGCTCTATTTTGTAGTGTTTAGTATGAAGAAAAACATTTTCGCCAAAGTCGTATTTCAACTGAGCCTTCAGAACAACGAAATCAAATTCCGTTACCATCAGGTAGTGCAAAATCTGGATATAATAGTTGTCCGGGATGCGGCCATCCCATTTTCTCTTCTGCCCGGGATGCTGGATCTGCGTTGTTTTGCATTCCCATACGCCCCGGCGGCCGTCCTGATCTGTCAGCCAGCCATCCAGAGACGCATGCGCAAACGGGTATTTATCATTGAAAAACATATTGTTATCCACGTACTCAACCTGATATTCCGGGAAATCCAGTTTGAACATCTCCCGAAGATACTGCTCCGCCTCAGTCCCGTACTTAACATACGGCTTATTAGAAATATCTTCCGGAACCACCTGCCCGGTCTTGATCTGCCACAGCTCAACGTTGCTTTTATAGGGATTCATCCCGACAATCGCCGCCGCATCTGACCCACCGATCCGTTCCCGGTGCTTCAGCCATTCTTCATGGCTTTTCAGTCTGATCATCTGAACCATTGATCATTATTCCTCACTTTCGTATTTTGATATTTTATTTCAGCGATCCGCTCCGGACCCACGCCGCAAATACCTCGTCCCGGCGCTCCTCTTCCCGCTCTGCCTGCTCCTCGCGGCAGGCATCGACATAATCGCCGATTTTCTTACCAGCGAGCGCAAGAAGAAACATTCCGGCTCCCAGGGCGGCGCGGCCCCACAGATCCGAATCCACGCCGCCGATGTAAATCCATGTACCAACCGCGCCGACCGCCAGCGCTGTTTTATCTGATGCTTTCATTTCTGCGTCCTTTCATACCCGATCGACTCCACCGCGGCTTCCATCCGCTGGCGAACGATCTCTTTTATTTTTTCTTCTCCGAGTTCCTCTGCTGTATACTGCTGTCCTCCGATCGTGATCCGAGTAACAACCATGATTTCTTTCATAAGGCACCACCTCTTCCTTATCTCCTTATCGTATGCAACCAGGCTCCGTAATGATTTTCTATTGATTCGTAACCATTTTTGAGCTATTATGTAGTTGCAAATTGTTTTTGTATTGCGTCCCGCAGGAACTGGTCCTTCCTGTGGGACTTTTGCTAAAGACATCATTGACACGAAAGGATAAACAATACCATGCGCTTTTTAGCATTATTTCTTTTAGTTGTTGCATATAAATTTCTTGCAAATTTAATGCATTATTTCAGAATCAAAAAACTACAAACATATTTTTCGGAATTTCTTGATCATAAACGCAGCGATATGAATTTCTATCGTCAAGAAGTGCTTTCCTTGTTTGAAAAAGCTCATGTCAAAGATATAAAAATCCCTGCATCCGAACATATTGGAAATGGAGAAATTGTTTCGGGAAACGTAAGTACCTTCTCTATGTTTCCGAGTACACGTGTCGCATTTTCTGTCACTACGCTAAACATGTTCGAAGAGGCAGAAGGCGTGTTCCGAAAAAATATGCTTGATAGTTTCAATCCGTTTTACTGGATTGATTTAATCGTTTTCCTCCCAAAATCATTACTGGCTTATATTGGAATATCCTCTGAAGTTACCGCTTACAAGATATGCAATGTCCTATTTACCTTCATCTGGTGGATACTCGGAATTCTTGTTGTTTATTTCAAACCCCAACTCCAAGATTTCGTTATCAAACTGGTGCGAAATCTTTAAAATGAATTTTGACAATATAACAAGTCCTCTTGCATTCCCAGTCTCTGCTATTTTCGCTTGTGAAGATAGCAGATTTTTTATTGCCTGTTCTCTTATAAATGAACCATAATTCATTTTCAAACAAATTCCTTTCTTTTGTGCTACAGAAGGCACTTCGCATCAACCTCAAGCGCCGCTGCGATGCGGACTAAATCACTTACTTTAATCAGCTTCCGTCCGTTAAGCATATCGCTCAGCCCGTGTGCGCTATATCCGGCCTTTTCAGAAACATGTACCTGCTTCAGCCCTTTTTCAGCGATGATCCGTGCAATGTTCTCAGCTACCGGACTGTTACACTCCGTTATCGTCATCGCTCATCCCTCCTACAAATTTATTCACGAAGTAGATCTGTGCCTTTCCGGTTGCCTTCGGTGTTCTGGTTACGATGTTGCAACCGTTTCCGTCAATGTGCGTACTCTCTTTGATCTCGAACAAGCCCATGTTCATCGACTTCTGCGTTGGCATATTCCAGTCAGAACCTTTTCTTTTAATCAGGTATCCATGGTTTCTCAGATACTCGAAGAGACGCTTCGCCCCAATATCCACGCCATTCTGACGCAGGAGCTTTGCAAGGTCACCGATTAAGATGGAACTGGAGCTTGCTCTCACCGCATCGGCGAAGATCACCTTTGGCTTCATTTTCTCGTTCTCCTCGATCAGCTTCTTGTTATCTTCTTTCAGAGTGTCGATGGTCTTGTCTGCGAGCTTCAGCGCTCGCGCCATCACCTGCTCTGGGGTGTTCCAGGCTTTCTCCAAGTCGATCAGGTACTGGCGGCACTGCTTGCCCTTTTCAGTTCTGCTCATAAGGCAAATGTGTTTTGCCATGTCAACGGTAAGAGAATAGTCCTGAACTTCTCTATGCGCTCCGTTGTTTACAACCGTACCTGAAAGTACACTTGTAAAATCCTCATTTTCTACAAATCCCTGTGCGTTGGTTTCGAACCATGCTGAAAATCTCTTACTGATTTCCAAGGATGCATGCAGATCTCTTGCCGACACTGTCGGCTGTTCCCCATCGTAATTAATAGGAATCAACATCTTTTCCATGTAACTCACCTTCTTTCTTTTTTCTGTCATCCTGTTTCTGGCTTACCATGGCTTCTCCCATACCCAAGAGATAACCCTTGTCAAAATCAGACATTTTAGGAATTGCCGTTGCGATGGTTTCCAGAATCTGTTTTTCTTTTTCTGACATCTCGTTTCACTTCCTTTCTTTGTTGGTATATTGCAATTATATGCTGGCTAATTTCATTTGTCAATAGTATTTTTGATATTTACCAACTTTTTGCGATTTACCAACTTTTTATATTGATTTTCTATTACTCCTGCGTTATAATCAAAATCAAGAAAAGAGGTGAACACTTAAATGTATAAACGTCTCAAAAAATTAAGGAACGAATTGGAAATGACTCAGCAAGAATTTGCTGATGTGTTAGGAACAGCACGAGGAAACATTAGTGCTTATGAAGTAGGAAAAAATGCACCCAGTGATGCCGTTATCTCTCTTATATGTAAAACAGACTTTCCCAAAGGAAGAGTCAATGAGACCTGGCTGCGCACCGGTGAAGGAGAAATGTTTATTGAAGCGTCCCGTGACGAACAGATCGCCGCTTTTGTCGGCGGCATTCTAAAAGACGAAGAAGATACCTTTCAGAAAAAGTTTATATCCATGCTGGCTGCATTGGATGAATCAGACTGGGAAGTTCTACAGAAGATGGTTGAATTATTGCAAGAAAAAAAGGGCTGATTACTTCAGCCCCAAGATCGCTTTAACATACGTATAGATCAGGAATAATCTCCTATCATCGGCATGATCGAGCATTTCAATTATAAGTTTCTTGTAATCATCCATAATATGTACCCTCCGATCTAGTCTTATTATATACGAACATTCGTTCGATTTCAATATCTTTTCTCGAACACTTTGTTCTCTATATTAATATTACGGATCAAAAGGGCGAAAATTAGTAAATTTTGGAAATCGTCCGAAATCTCGGACACTTTTTAAAAATCACTTATAAGGGCTGTCATATAAATCGTGCATCCGCACTTGCAAGCCCTTGGCGATCTGCTCCAATGTATCCAATCGCGGTATGCTTCCCTTGCACAGATCATTGAGCGTGGACTTCGGGATTCCGGTCAGAATTGACACCTGCCGGAGTGAGAGGTTTTTCTTATAGATGACTTCTGCAATTAATATCTTCATGCGGACAGTATCTGCAAAATCTGAAAAGATATTCTAAAAAGTGTAATTTTTTTAATTCTCAAACGTACTTATATGGGATGTTTCACCTAATATATGTTGAGGGGTGGTGCCTATGATTTTCCCGTAGCAATACAAATATAAAATATAATATAAAGCAAACGAGGAAAAGCATATGAAGTTTTTTATGTTTCTAATCATCATAACAATTATTCTCTGTATTCTTAACGAAATATGGCCGTATCTTTTAGGCATAGCTGCCTTTATCCTCGGAACATATCTTCTTTGGAAACTTTATGAACATTGTTATTTTAACAGTCAGAATTTTAAAGCTATCAAACAGCGAATCGCTACATACGCCAAAAGCTGCAATGAATTGAACGAGCATATTGAGAGTCTCAAAGACACAACTTTGATCTCAAATAAAGTAGACTATGGCGATGCTACTTACCATGATTCCAGCAAGTGGAATTATCAAAGAAAATACTTGAAAGACCAGAAATATGAGCCAAATGTTCATCAATGTTCTCGTTCTGTCTGTGACAACGCCCGGAAGAAACCTTTCGAGTATGTTTGTAAGTATTTTGGAATAAAGGCAAACGAAGAAACGCTGTCCAATTTCGAAACAATTTTAAATAATTTCGAGGCTGCCGAAGAAGGTAAACAGAATCTTAAAGCGGAAAAAGATAGTATCTTTAAAAGCATCGAAACAGAAATTCCTTTTCTTATTCGCACCATAGGAAAAAGAAAATTGGAAAAGAATCTCGGATTCAAACCGATAGATATGAGTACTGCATATTTCCCGAAATATATTTTTGAATATGTTAGTTCGGGTGGTAATGCTTCTACTCAGTGTGAAGTGGTAATGAATATTGAAAATCTAAATAAATTCATCCAGTTCTTATCTGAAAAGATAAAATTCAGCAAAAGTGTGGCCGGACAACGTGCTCTCATGACAAGTAAACTTCGTCAGCACATTAAAGAACGTGATAAATTTACTTGCAGACAATGCGGTATTTCTATTGCGCAGGAACCTCATTTATTACTTGAAATTGATCACATTATTCCTGTCTCTAAAGGTGGATTGACCGTTGAAGATAACCTTCAAACATTATGTTGGCGTTGCAATCGCAGCAAAGGATCTAAAGTAGCACCAGAATCCTAAATGCGATAAAATATAAAAAAGGAGAATGTCTATGAAAAAGAAAATGGTATCTCTCGTATTGACCGCCGTGCTGTCTGCCTCTGCATTGACCGCCTGCGGATCATCAACCGCTTCCAGCTCCTCGAGTTCCTCAAACTCTTCGTCTACTGCTTCCAGCAGTATCAGTGAGACTGAAACTCCAACACCTACGGAAGAGGCTACCCCGACCCCGACCGAAGAAGCCGTAAGTACGCAGTCTGAATCCGAAGACTCCAGTGTTCCATGGGACTACACATCAGCTCTTAATTCAGCGGAAAGCTACAGCGAAGTAATGCACATGTCAAAAGCTGGTATCTACGATCAGTTGACCTCTGAATATGGAGACCAGTTCTCGGCTGAGGCTGCCCAGTATGCAGTTGACAATATGACCGCCGACTGGAATGCAAACGCGCTTGCAACAGCAGAAAACTATAACGAAACAATGCATATGTCGAAAGCTGGACTCTATGACCAGCTTACATCTGAAAATGGCGAAAAATTTACCGCTGAAGAGGCGCAATACGCTGTCGACAATATAAATGCCGATTGGAACGCAAACGCCCTCGAGACCGCAAAAGACTACCGCGATAATATGGATATGTCACCAGAAGCGATCCGCGATCAGCTTACTTCTGAATACGGTGAACAGTTTACCGCCGAAGAAGCCGATTCCGCTATACAGAATTTAGACTAAAATAAAAAACCGCCCCGGTGCGCCAACACCAGGACGGCTCAGTAACATTCCGAAGAATGATACCTGTTCAGCAAAACATATTGTATCATCTTCGGAAACGCCAATCAATCAGAACGTTTGTTTTGGCGTTTTTTCTTATACCCAAAATTGAAAATTTAAAGAAGGTGATATTATGTCAGCACTAAAAAACGGTGCTCTCTACATCCGCGTCAGCACCGCGGATCAGACAGAACTCTCTCCGGATGCCCAGCAGCGCCTGCTCCTGGACTATGCGAAGAAAAACGAGATTGTCATCGCAAAAGAGTTCATCTTCGAGGAATCCGTCTCCGGCCGGCATGCGGACCGGCGGCCGAAGTTTCAGGAGATGATCGCCCTTGCGAAGCAGGACTCCCACCCGATCGACGTGATTCTGGTCTGGAAATACAGCCGGTTTGCCCGTAATCAGGAGGAATCCATCGTCTACAAATCACTGCTGAAAAAGAGCAATGTAGATGTGATCAGTATCTCAGAGCCACTGATCGACGGCCCGTTCGGTACGTTGATCGAGCGTATTATCGAATGGATGGACGAATACTACTCGATCCGTCTATCCGGTGAAGTCCTGCGCGGCATGAAGGAAAAGGCCCTGCAGCACGGCTATCAGACAACGCCATGTCTTGGATACCAGGCGGCAGGCGACGGCAAACCGTTTGTGATCGATGAAGCGGAATACCGGATTGTCAAATACATCATGGATCAGTACGACTTCGAACATCTTGACCCGACAGCAATTGCCCGCAGATGCAATGACCTCGGATACCGCACCAGACGCGGAAATCTCATGGAGCGCCGCTCGATCGAACGTGTACTGCGTAATCCTTTCTACGCTGGTACTGTGATCTGGAATGGCATCTCCTTCGACGGTACCCACGAGACGCGGCTGGATCCCGCACGCTATCAGGATCGCATCAAACGCATGGATGCCCGCAGACGCTCTCCTAAGAGCCGCAACCCATCAACCTGCCGCCACTGGCTCTCCGGTCTCTTAAAGTGTCCAATTTGCGGCGCTACGATGACGGTAACAGCCGGAAACACATCTTGTCCGTACTTTCAATGCTGGAAATACGCAAAAGGTTTCCATAAAGGCTCCAATTCAATCACCGTTGCCAAGGCTGAGCGAACCGTCTACCGCTACTTCGATGATATTCTTGCCGGCGCAGACTTCTCCTTCGCAGTCCGCGATCGAAAACAGGAGCAAGAAGACGATGAGACCATCCAGCGGCTGCAACAGGCCCTGGAGCATCTGGCTGCCCGTGAGTCCCGTGTGAAAATGGCTTTCGAAAATGGGATTGATACGCTGGAAGAATACGGCGCCAACAAAAAAAGGCTCGCCGAAGAACGACAGAGCCTGCAGGAAGAACTGGACCGCGTGCTTACGCCCGCCGCCCCGCCGGAAACAATCTCGAAAGAAGATTTCCGAAAAGAGATAAAAAACATCAATGATATTCTGAAAAATCCAGAGGAACCAGCCGAGAAAAAAGGACTTCTGCTCCGCTCCATCGTGGATCGTATCGTCTATGAAAAGTCTTCCGGAACCATGTATTTCGACTTTTTCGTCTCCTGA